AAGCTGTGTTACGTAAAATCGCAGATGACGTTGAGATGGAAGATATTAAGTATGATACAACTTTTTGGGATAACTACATCGATGAAATATTAACAAGAATACAAAAACCCGAACCGAGGTTCGCGGTAGGAGGATTAGTATAATGGCTATAAATTTTAATAATCAAAACCAAGGAATAGGAACTTTAGATTTAAGTGAATATGGTTTAATTCAACCTGAAACTACAAACACGCAAGTTGCAGGTGGGTATGATACACCAACTGAAGGTCAATACGGTTTTAACTTAATAGAATTAGATAGATTAAAACAGGGAGGATATAATCCTGGAGAAGTAAGTAATTGGGAAAATAAAGAAGATGTACAAAGTTTAATAAGATCACTTGAGCCACAAGCATCTCTTGGTAGTGGAGTTAATAAATATGGATATCCTTTAATGGCTAGTTTGTCGGGAGAGATTCCTAATAAAGTAAGTGCAATAGATCAGATGGCTAATTATGATTGGTCAAGTTTTGACACCAACGTCGCAAAAAATAGGGCGCTCGCTAATCAGATGAACACAACCCTAGATAATACTCTAGATAATACTCTAGATAATACTCTTATGTCGGAAGCATTAATTGATGAAAACAGAATTCCAGGAAGAATACAAGAATCAGTTCCTAACTATCAAAGTGGTTGGGACAAATTTACGGGAAAAATTGGAGATATGTGGAGCGGAGCAAAAGATAAACTTTCTAATTTTAAAATGCCACCAATAGGAATAATGGGACTTATTCAAGCAATGAATAGAAACCCTTTTAATATTGATTCTCCAAACTATAGTAAAGGTTTAGGACTACAGGTTGACGATTTAAGACAGGTAGGTTTCTTACCTCAAAATAGTGCTGATGGATATAAAATTTTAGGAGGTCCATTAGCCGGTAAAAATTTAGTGTCAGCTTTTGGTACCAATGATTATGATGAAATGTTAGCCAAGAAAGCGGCGTGGTTTCAAAGACGAAAAGATTTAAATAAAGGATTTAGTCAAAAGAATTGGGATAAACTTAAAAAAGAACAAGAAGCCAGAGCAGCAGAAATGCGAGCACACGGCCAACGTGGTGTGGGTGAAAGAACATTAGGAGGAAACTTCCAAATTGAGAGAGGTGGTTCAGACGCTGTTAATAGAGATTTAGCAAGACGAGAGGCCGCTAATAGAAATAGATCACCTGCCTCTAGACAAGATACTACTTCAATGAGAAGTGCAGGCAGATCTTATACAGATGCTCGAGGAAACAGAGGTTATTCCAGAGGTAGAAGAGACGGTGGACGTATCGGTTACGCTAACGGAGGTCTAGCTTCACTGTTCACTAGGAGGGGATAGTGCAAATAGATCTCAAAAAAAGAGCAAGAATTGTAGAACTAGCTAAAACAGGTTTATATTCTCAATCTGATATTATTAGAATTATAACAAAAGAATTTAAACAAGGTGTTGGTAAACTAGCTATTGATAAAATTTTAACTAAAGAAAAATTAACACTACCTACAGGTTTTGCAAGTTCAGCTTCTAAACAATCCGCAGATAAAAGTTTATATCTTAAAGATTATAGTTTTGAAGATTTAGAAACTGATATTAAAGCAGGTAAAAATAGACAAACTATAGCAAAAGAACTTTACGATAAAGACCCTGAATATTTTGATAAATTAAAAGCACCTAGTAAAGGTGTAAAAAGTGGAATTGCTATTGCTATAGGAGAAAAAATAAAAAAACGTCCTGATTTAAATACAATAGATTTATTAAATGTAAAAAAATTAAAAAATAAAAAAAAATTAGCATTACAAGATATTCAAAATTTTATTAACAAAAACAAAGAAACATATAAAAAAGTTTATGCATCTAATAAAATTGGAGCTGTTTCTAATTTTAAAGAAAAAGTTTTAGACTATATTTCTAAAAAATATCCTGATTTAATTTATAGAACTAAAGGTTCTAGAAATCTTTTAGCCAATCAAAGATTGTATGATGGTTTTGATATATTAGGAAGAAAACAAATTAAACAAGGTGAGTATGGAAAAGATGTTGCTTTAAACAAATTAATTAGAAAAGCTTTAAATATTCCAGAAAGATCTTTAGCAGGTGAAGGATTAAACGTTGAAAGATTAAATAGAACATATAATTCTAACTTGGATAAATTAGTTAAAGAAGCTGTTAATAAAAAAATAATTCCTAAAAATGATCCAATAACGGGTTATCCAATTACAGACGGAGATAGTTATTATCGTTTTGTAAATAGAACTCAAATAGACCCAATAAGAAATTTATTTGGAAAAAACTTTAATTTTGGACAAGAACATTTAGGAGGAATGGCCAGAGCAGAAACAGTAAACGATGTTGAAACTTTAACTAGAATAACTGCTATGGATCCTATTCAAAATAAATTTATAAAAGGAGCAGGTTATGACACTAAAGTTACTACTTTAGTAAAATTAGCAAAACAATCTTCTCCGGATAAAGCAAAAGATTATATAGAATCTGCTAATGAGATAATTGAAGAAGGAAATAAAAAATTTGGTTTAGAACAAACAAAATATAAAATTAAAGGAAACGAAATAAAAACTATTCAACCAAAAGCAAATTTAGATGATTCTTTTTTTAAAAAAGCACAAAGAGCAATTAAATCTTTTATTGCTACAGGAAGAGACAAAGAAGATGCTTTTAAAGCTATAGATCCTTATTTACAAAACGCTATTAAAGTAGTTAAAAAAACAGGAGAGTTTAATCCTCAAGCTAATTCATTTTTAAGAACAGCTTTAAGACGTACAGGTGTTGCGGGATTAGTAGGAATGATTGGAGTTGGAATGTTTGGAGGTTCTCCAGTAGAAGCAGCAGAAGTATCACAACCACAAATTAATCAACCCACGGTCAGCGAACCACTTAAATATGACGCCACACAGGGATCAATTGTAAATGCAAACACAGATCAAAAAGCAGATCAAAATCAAATTTTAGAATACGTAAAAGATAACCCATTAAAAGTTACAGCCGGTGCATCTTTAGGTTTTGCTGCACAAGAAGTACCAGGTGCTTACAAAGCTGCACGAGATTTAGGTAGAGGTAGAGTTAGATCTACACTTGGAATCAGCGGTGCGTTAAGACCGGTGCTTACAACTTTTGGAACGCCATTAATGACAGGTTTATATGAAGGAGCGATCGGCGCTAAAAGATTAGATGAAGGCGAAACGATGACAGACATTTTAACAGATCCAGTTGGACCTGTGTTAGGTTTAAGTTTAATGGAACCTTTATCTAAAATGTCTGGTGTAGTACGAGATGCACCTAAACGAACAATGGCAGAAGGTGTAAGAAATTATTTTAATTTAAGCAACGTAGGTAAAGCAAGATCAGGAATTACAGGACAAATTTTAAGAATGGGAATGAGTCCAAGAATGATTGCAGGAGCATCAAGATTTTTAGGATTACCTGGACTAGCATTGGGACTTGGAATGTCAGGGTATGACGCTTATAAAAATTATCAAAACCAAGAAGGTATGATATACAACTTATTTAACAGAGATGAATAGACGAGCTTTTATAAAAGGATTGATTGCTTTAGCAAGTGCACCGGCTATTGGTAAATATGTAAACGTATTTAAAACCGAAGGTGCGCGTAAAGGTATTGAAAACGTGGCTAGTCAAGGTGTAGACTTTTTTAATATGGTAGTTAAAAAAGTTATGGACGAAGGAACTTTAGTTAAAGAAGAAGATAGAATTTCTACTTTTAAACACCCAGATAGACCAGACATTACAGTCGATGTAAATCAAACTGATGGAACTAGTTCTGTATATTTTGATACTGATGAAGGTGGTAAAGCAATGGGTGAAATTCACAAAACTATGGATGAAACTACTAAAGGTAGAACTGTAGAAGAATTATATGAAGCTGAAGAAATTTATGGACCAATGGGTAGAGAGGAACAAGAAGGAATTACAGGTGGTATTACAAACCTTGAAGAATTTTTAAAACGTAAAAAGGGCTTTAAAGATGGTGGACTTGTAAATTTGACAGCAATCAAAATACCTGATAACAGCAAGTCAGGTGTTGAATCATTATTTAAAAGAAGGTAGAATAGCCAAATGGCAACTATAGATAAACCATTACCAAATATAGATCAAAACAATAACCCACAAGAAGAGGTTATTGAAATAGAGAATAAACAAGCAGCAGAAGTTATTGATACTCCAACAGGACCTGTTGAAATAGCAATGGATGAAGAAGGTGGAGCAGAAGTTTCTTTTGATCCCCATGCTGTAGATATAGACCCTAATCAAGATCATTTTGCAAACCTTGCAGAAACTCTAGAGGATGGTGTTTTAGAGCCTTTAGGGCATAAACTCGTAGATCAATATACAGAATACAAAGAATCAAGAGCAGATTGGGAAGATACCTATAGAAACGGTTTAGAACTTTTAGGTTTTAAATACGAAAGAAGAACGCAACCTTTTAAAGGTGCATCAGGTGTTAATCACCCTGTGCTTGCTGAAGCAGTTACACAATTTCAAGCACAAGCATATAAAGAATTATTACCAAGTGATGGTCCGGTTAGAACTCAAATTTTAGGAAATGTAGATGTTCCCAAAGAAGAGCAAGCTAAACGTGTTAAAGATTTTATGAACTATCAAATTATGGATCAGATGAAAGAGTATGAACCAGAGTTTGATCAAATGTTATTTTATTTACCTCTATCAGGATCTACTTTTAAAAAAGTTTATTATGATGATCTTTTAGGTAGAGCTGTTTCAAAGTTTGTTCCAGCTGATGATTTGATTGTACCTTACTCTGCAAACTCTTTAGAAGATGCAGAAGGAATTATTCACGTTATTAAAATTTCTGAAAATGAATTAAGAAAACAACAAGTGTCAGGATTTTATAGAGATATAGAATTAGGAACACCTCCTATTACAGAAAATCAATTAGAAGATAAAAAATTAGAATTAGAAGGAATTTCTAAAGACGCACAAGAAGATCAATACACACTTTATGAAATACATACTAATTTAGATTTAGAAGGTTATGAAGATGTTGGAGAAGATGGTGAACCTACTGGAATTAAACTTCCATATGTTATTACTGTTGCGCAAGCAAATAGTAAAGTTTTATCTATAAGACGAAACTATCAAGCGGAAGATCCTAAAAAAAATAAAATTAATTATTTTGTACAATTTAAATTTTTACCAGGTACAGGTTTTTATGGTTTTGGTTTAATTCATATGATTGGTGGATTAACTAGAACTGCAACAGCAGCTTTGAGACAACTTTTAGATGCAGGAACTTTAGCAAACTTACCAGCTGGTTTTAAATCAAGAGGAATTAGAGTTAGAGATGACGCACAACCATTACAACCCGGAGAATTTAGAGATGTAGATGCTCCTGGTGGAAATATTAAAGATCAGTTTATGACTTTACCTTTCAAAGGACCTGATGCAACATTGCTTCAGTTAATGGGTGTTGTAGTATCTGCAGGTCAAAGATTTGCAGCAATTTCTGATATGCAAGTTGGTGATATGAATCAACAAGCCGCGGTCGGTACTACAGTTGCACTTTTAGAACGTGGTTCACGTGTAATGTCAGCGATCCACAAAAGACTATACGTTGGTCTAAAAGAAGAATTCAAATTATTATCACAAGTATTTAAATCATACTTACCACCGGTTTATCCTTATGATGTACCTGGTGCAGCAAGAGAAATTAAAGTACAAGACTTTGATGATAGAGTAGATATATTACCTGTAGCAGATCCAAACATCTTTTCACAGACGCAAAGAATATCTATTGCACAAAGTCAATTACAACTGGCGCAATCAAATCCTCAAATGCATAATATGTACCAAGCGTACAGATCTATGTATGATGCGCTGGGTGTGAAAAATGTTAATGCAATTTTACCTCCACCAGCACAACCAATGCCGATGGACCCTGCATTAGAACATATTTTAGCAATGTCACAAAAACCATTCCAAGCTTTTCCTGGTCAAGACCACAAAGCGCACATTGATGCTCACTTAAACTTTATGAGATTAAACATGGTACAGAACAATCCAATAGTTATGGCGGCAATGCAGAAAAATATACTTGAACACATTAGTTTAATGGCACAAGAACAAGTACAAATCGAATTTGTAGAAGAATTACAAGAATTACAAATGATTCAACAACAAATGCAACAAATGGGAGCACAAAATCCGGCTATGGGACAAGGTATGATGCAAAATCCACAAATGCAACAACAACAACAACGAGTTCAACAAATAACCAATTCTATTGAAGCTAGAAAAGCGCAGTTAATTGCTGAAATGCAAGAAGACTATGCTAAAGAAGAAGAAAAAATTACTGGTGAATTTGCTGGGGATCCATTATTGAAAATTAAATCAAGAGAAGTCGACCTAAAAGCAATGGAAAATGAGCGAAAAGAGGAAGAAGGTCAAGAAAGATTGAATTTAGACAAAATGAAAGCTATGATGAACGACCAACAGCATGATGAAAAGCTAGAACAGAACGAAGAACTAGCAGAATTAAGAGCTGGAGTGTCATTAACTAAACAACAAATGGCTGACCAAAGTAAACGACACGATTTTGGTAGAAATTTTAAAAAAAACTAGATATAAATCAAATCAAGGAGAAAAATATGCCTAATAAAAAAGCAAAAGCACCTAATGTTGTATCAGAACTAGGCGCTAAAAATGGATATCAAACTGGCGGGGTTACTATTCAAGCTACTGATCCTTTTGAGACTCAAACAGTGACTGTTAGAGGAACAAAAAGAATGAGAGCTGATAAAAAACCTGTCAAAGCTAAATGGTACTAATCTATGTGGTTATCGGCAATTAAATTAGCCGTTTCTGCTGGTAGTAAAATTTATGCTAACAAGCAGAGAACAAAAATGGCTATGTCTGACGCGCAGTTAATGCACGCTACTAAAATGGCCCAGGGTGAAGAACAATACCAGGGAAAACTTTTAGAAGCCCGTCAGTCAGATTGGAAGGACGAGGCAGTTTTGATAATTTTAAGTTTGCCCGTTTTGGTGCTGGCTTGGGCAGTCGTATCGGACGATCCGACAGCGATGGACAAGGTAAAACTGTTCTTTGAGATGTTCTCCCAACTGCCGTCATGGTTTACAAATTTGTGGATCCTTGTCGTGGCGAGCATTTATGGTATAAAGGGAACACAAATATTTAGAAACGGAGCAAAAAAATGAGACAAAACGGAGTAAGATCAAATGTCAGATTTCCATACGGAAAATCTGATATAAAAAAACAAGGTGCTAACGACAGATTAGACGAGTCTTTAGGAATGCGAAGAGGAAAAGAGTCTACAAAAACACAAAGCTATAAATCTAGAAGAGATGAATCTAGAGGAGCGAGCAAATAATGGCAAACACAGGAAGAATGAATCTTGCAGAAGAATTAGGTAGAATTGATTCTGAAAGAATGGATTCAAATAGACGTGCCGAAAAAAATAGAGTTATCCACGAACTAAACGCTGGCTACAAAGGTGGTGGAAAAGTTAGAGGTTGTGGAAAAGCTACAAAAGGCAAAGGCAGAGCATACGGAAAAAATTCTTAATGGCTGGTGATTGGATACAAAAAGCAATTAAGAAACCAGGATCTTTAAGAAAATCTTTAGGTATTAAAAAAGGTAAAAAAATTCCTGCTAAAAAGTTAGCTGCGGCTGCAAAGAAAAAAGGTAAGATAGGTCAACGTGCTAGATTAGCCGAGACTTTGAAGAAAATGAGAAAAGCGTAAAATTTAACCACAACAGGATAATGGACCTGCTAAAAATGATAGATAAATTTTTATACAATTTTTTTTCAAAAATTGATTACATTGTTGAACTAATAGGACAGTTATTTGCACCTCGTTGTAAATGTAAAAATAAAAGAAAGAAAAAATGAAAGTATTACAACAATTCAAACTATAAGGAGAGAAGATGGATGATTTAATATTAATAGACAAACTTAAAAAAAGAATGAACGCTACTGTTCAACAGATTGGAGATTCGATGATGAGTGGTGGTGTTGACAGTATGGAAAAATACAAGTATATGTTGGGACAGGCACATGCCTACCAATTAATTATACAGGAAATCTCTAACCTGCTAGAACCAAAGGAGCAAGAAAATGAACAAGGAAACGTTATCGACATCGGAAAAGGAAGTACCAAAAATTAAACTTGGACTTCAAGATAAATACGACGCCGAAAAAAAAGAACAACCTCACGCAAAAAGATTAGACGAACACAATATTAAAGATATAGCGGATCAGTTACCTGAACCAGTAGGCTATAGACTTTTAGTTTTACCTTTTACACCAAAAGAAAAAACTAAAGGTGGAATTTTATTTTCTCAAGAACAATTAGATAAAGCAAGAATCGCAACTACTTGTGGTTATGTTTTAAAAATGGGAGATCTTGCATATGCGGACAAAGATAAATTTAATAAGCCGTGGTGTAAAATAGGAGATTGGGTAATGTTTGCCAGATATGCTGGTGCGCGTTTACCGATTGAAGGTGGAGAAGTGCGAATATTAAACGATGATGAAGTGTTAGGGATCATAGGTGATCCCGAATCAGTTCTTCATTACATTTAACAACATAGGAAGGAAACTATGCCAGACGAAAAAAAAGTAGATAATTTAGTTGATGTAGGTGAAGCCGATCAACAGGCGACTGAAATTAATTTAGATGATAAAGGTGAACCAGAAAAAGTTGAAGCACCTGTAGAAGAAAAAATAGAGGTAGAAGAAATACCGGCTACTTCATCCGAGTCTCAAGATAAAAGTTTTGAAAATGAAAGAGAAACTAAACTTGAAGAAAAGGACGAGTTAAAAGAATATAGTGATAGCGTTCAAAAACGTATTTCTAAACTTACTCGTAAGATGAGAGAAGCAGAAAGACAAAAAGAAGAAGCTGTAGCTTATGCTCAATCTGTTAAACATAGAAATGATGAAATGGAAGGAAGAATGTCTAAAATGGACACTTCTTATGTTTCTGAATTTGAAAGTAGAGTTAAGACAGGTCTAGCAGCAGCAAAACTAGCACTTAAAAATGCTATTGAATCCCAAGATGTAGAAGCTCAAATTGCAGCACAACAGCAATTAGCAGCTTTAACAATGGATGAAGCTAGAGTTAATTCTTTAAAAGTTGCACAGGAGAACAGACCAAAAGCGCGTGAGAGAGAAGTAAATATCAATCCTCAACAACGAGCACCCCAACAACAAAGTGATCCTAGAGCCGAAGACTGGGCTTCTAGAAACAATTGGTTTGGTAATGATTCTGCAATGACTTATACTGCCTTTGATATTCATAAAACATTGGTAGAAAAGGAAGGATTTGATCCTCAATCAAATGAATATTATACGGAAGTTGATAAAAGAATAAGACTTGAATTTCCGCATAAATTTGATAAGGTAGAGGGCACTTCTACAGAAAGAGCCAGACCGGTTCAAAATGTAGCTTCGGCTAAACGTTCAGCCTCAACAGGACGCAGAAAAACTGTGAAACTCACACAATCACAGGTAGCAATTGCTAAAAGATTAGGTGTGCCGCTAGAAGCTTATGCAAAACAATTAAAAATCACGGAAGGAGCATAAAATGGAAAATGAAAAAATAAAAACTTCACGTGCGAGTCAAACTAGAGACAAAATAGAAGTCAAAAAAGTTTGGACTCCACCCAACTCACTTGATGCACCACCAGCGCCAACTGGATATAGACATCAATGGATACGATCCGAAATTCTTGGATCATCAGATGCTAAAAATGTAGCATCATCTTTGAGAGAAGGATGGGAGTTAGTGAGAGCTGACCAATATCCCGACACTCAATATCCAGAGATGACTGAAGGTAAATACGCTGGAATGATCGGAGTGGGCGGCCTATTGCTGGCTAGGATACCAGAGGAGATTGCGCTTCAAATCGATGCTTATTATAAAAAGCAAAACGAGGCTAAAGAAGAAGCAGTAGAGAACAATCTTATGAAGGAACAGCACCCAAGTATGAAATTCCATAAGGAATCGAATACTCGTGTAACTTTTGGTGGTACAAAGAAAAGTTAATCTTTTAACTATTCCTATCCAACAAAATATATTAACCGTACTGGAGGCCCTTCGGGGCAGGTACATATAAAGGAAACAAATACTATGGCAAATGCAAGTACAACTGGATTTGGTTGCAGAATGGTTATGAACGTTGGAAATACTCCAGCGACTTCAGGACAATCTGAATACAAAATCCAAACTGCGCCAGGCGTAGCTTCAAACAAAGGTGATCCAATGTCGTTAAACGACGGTGGAGCAACTGCTGGCGAAGCTGGTATGGCACAGGACGCTTGTTTTACTACTACTGATGATGGTGGATTAGGGGGAACTTCTTGGACAACAGCAAGTTCTGCTCTTTTAGTGGGTGTTTTCAACGGAGCATTTTTTATTGACTCTAATGGAAAACCTACATTCTCAAATAATGTAGTAGCATCACAAGCAACGTCAACGGACTATAATACTGGTTCTAATGACATATTAGCTTTTATCAATGATAATCCTAATCAGGAATACGTTGTAAAAGCTGATGCGGCTTTAGCGGATACTCTTCTTGGAGTTAATCCACATAAAGGCTTTAATATGAACAACTACACAGCAACAGATAATAAAGATGGTCAATCGATCTCTACGTTAGATGTTGGTTCTACTGCTACAACAACTATGTTTACAGTAGTAAGAAACGCAAACGATCCTGAAAATAAGGACCAAACAGCCGCTGGCTGTAACTTCGTGGTCACTATTATGAAGGGTTCTGCGCTGTACAACTAATAGCGAATAAGGAGATAAAACTATGGCTATATCAAGAGCACAACTAGTTAAAGAACTAGAGCCTGGTCTGAATGCTTTATTCGGACTAGAGTACAAACAATACGGCGAGCAGTGGACTGCAATTTTTGACACTGAATCATCTGACAGAGCTTTCGAAGAAGAAGTAATGTTAGCTGGTTTTGCAAATGCGGCAGTTAAACCTGAAGGTCAAGGAGTATCATTTGATGATGCACAAGAGACTTTCACAGCTCGTTATACTAACGAAACGATTGCATTAGCATTCGCTATCACAGAAGAAGCTATCGAAGATAACTTGTATGACAGACTTGCGTCTAGATATACAAAAGCTTTAGCAAGATCTATGGCGTCTACTAAAAATATCAAAGGTGCGGCAGTACTAAACAACGCATTTGATTCTACTTATGCTGGTGGAGATGGTAAGGAGCTTTGCGCTACTGACCACCCTACATTAGCGGGTACTGTTTCAAATGAATTGACAACAGCTGCTGAACTTAACGAAACTTCATTAGAGCAAGCATTAATCGACATTGCTGCGCTTACTGATGAAAGAGGCCTAAAAATTGCGGCGCAAGGAGTTAAAATGGTAATTCCTTCAGCTCTTCAATTTACTGCTGACAGATTAATGAATTCTGCTGGTAGAACAGGTACAGCTGATAATGACATCAACGCAATTAAGAACATGGGAATGGTTTCTGGTGGATACACTGTAAACAACTACCTGACTGCTGCGAAAAAATGGTTCATTAAAACAGATTGTCCTAACGGTCTTAAACATTTCAATAGATCACCTATCAAAACTTCAATGGAAGGTGACTTTGATACTGGAAACGTTAGATACAAAGCGAGAGAAAGATATGTTTTTGGATTTTCTGATCCAAGAGGTATCTTTGGTTCAAACGCAACGTAATCAATAATATTTTTTGTGGCGGGACATTGTTCCGCCACAATTACTAAATAAAGGTATGTGAATGAAAAAATTCCTAGTAAAAATCGCTGCTTATCAATATGGTACAGAATTTGAAGTTCTGGCTGAAGATAACGTAGAATCTATTGAAAATTCAATAGTTGACAAAATAGGAGAAAAAGGTGTAAAGTGGGAATATCTTGGAGAAATGAATGATCCCAAGAGGAATAGAATAACCTATGAGGAGGTTGTTGATGGTCAAAGACCTATACAAACAAAAGAGGTCCTTGGAGTTGAGGTGGCAACTGGAGTATGAGCAAGAAGGCAGATATACTCTAGATATGGTCAGAATTGATAACGCTATTAGAGATGTTATTACAGAGATCAAACTCGAAGAATCAAAGATTGCAGACAGAGAAAATGCAATCATTAATGCTGCACCAGCAGTATCAGTAGCTACTTAAAAGCTACATTTTATAAAATCACAACATACACAGAGCCCTCTTGCGCTCTACTTAAATCTACTATATAATATTTACACTATACATTTAATAAATGATGAATGCTGACGCGTATAGTCGACAACCCTAGGGACAGTATTCAGATATCTAGGAGGATATTAATATGGCAACAACTACATTTTCGGGACCGATAAAAGCGGGAACGATTTCAAACACAACTGGAACTACACTTGGTTCAAATGTTAAAAACACAGGACAAGTGGTAATGGCACAGACATTTTCAACGGGCGCTACACTTGATAGTGGAGCTTCTGCTGCAAATTCTACTACTGTCGTTATTCCAGCTA